GTTTAAAATGCAAAAAAGAAATTGGTGAAGATTTTCGATTCTGCCCGTATTGTGGAAGCAAGACAGGAAAGTTTGCGAAGCCGAGCTTTACGAACGCAGAGTATCTTACGGTCTGCCCGAATGACGCGTTTAAGAAAGAATTTGAGACTCTTAAATCTCTTTCGGCAGAAGACGCCCAGAAATGGCTTCATAACATGCATGACCCAGTAACGGTGTATGGGCTTTATGTGGACTATACGTTTAATCACGTGGACGAGGGGAGGGTTACCCCGAGGTATACGGACGAGCGGTCAGAATTTCTATCTCCGGAAATGATGGATTGTTTTCTCCCCGCGTGGGAGAAGAACGAACGCTCCGGATTCAACTACTACACGCCAAAAAATGTGCGCGTAGAGAAGCGGAATCTGACAAAAACCCGCTTCAAAGATCTCGGAGAGACACTCTTCTTCACAAAAGAAGAGTGTGAAGAAGTGAAGAAATCGTTTGAAGCGAAGTATTTTGAGGGCTAACTACAGCGTAACGAGATGCGTCAGTTTAGGCGGTGATCGGGATTGATAGACTATCACGTTATTCAGACAGGAAGTTTGGGGAACGCGGTTTTAATCGAACAGAATATTCTTATCGACGCCGGAGTCTCGTTTGTCAAGATAGAACCGTATTTCAAGGACATCAAACTTGTGCTTCTGAGCCACGTGCATTCAGATCACTTTAAACCATCCACAATTCGCAGAATGGCGCACGACAAACCCTTGCTCCGGTTTGGGTGCGGAGCATGGATGGTAAAGCCGCTCGTGGATTCTGGTGTTGCAAAATCGCAGATTGACGTGCTCAAAGAGAACGTAGCGTACAATTACGGGATCTGCAACGTGATTCCGATAGAGACGGTACACGACGTCAGAAATTATGCCTATAAGCTCCATTTTCCGCACGGGAAGGTTTTCTACGCTACCGACTTAGGTACTCTTTCAGGGATCACGGCAAGGAATTACTCGCTTTACCTGTTAGAGAGCAACTATAATGAAGAAGAGCTTCGAACGAGAATGGACGAAAAGATCGCGAACGGGCAGTACGCTTACGAGCGAAGGGTGCTCAGATACCATCTATCTGACAAGCAAGCGAACAACTGGCTTTATTCGCAAATGGGTCCGAACAGTGAATATGTCTATCTCCATCAGCACATAGACAGGGAGCCACAGTGGGGAAGAGCATCGGACGAGGAAATGGGTGAAGAGACGTGAGAGCAAAGATCGTAGATTTCGACTGGCAAAGGAACCGCGTAACGTTCGAATTCGACATCGACTTCTCGGATTTCTTTGATAAGTTCAAAGACAAGCTGATTAACGTCGATATCAAGCTCTGGCGTCCGAAGAGAAGCGGAGCGGCGAACCGTTATTTCTGGACTCTGGTAGATAAGCTCGCAAAGGTACAGCACACGACCAAGAACGAGATTTACCGGCAAGAAATTAAAGAGATCGGCGGCGTCTCTGAGGTATTGAGGTGCCGAGATGACGCCGTGGATCGCTTTTGCAAGCAGTGGGAAGCACAAGGGCTCGGGTGGCAGACAGAGGTTTTGCCGCTCGGAGACGGTGCGTCAGACATCATTGTCTATTACGGAAGCTCAACATTCGACACTGAGCAGATGTCGCAGTTGATCGACAATGTGATTTTTGAGGCAAAGCAGTTCGGGATAGACTGCGATACCCCGGACGCACAGGCATATTGGGAATATATTGAAGAGGAGGCAAAGGCGAAATATGGAAACCGAAACAACGATTCAGAACGTTATTGAACCTACAGCACAGCAGGAACTTAAAATTCTCAGATATATGGAGACAAAAGGCAGAATCAGCCAGTGGATTGCCACTCAGGAACTTCATATTCTGAGACTCGGGGCGAGGATCTGGGACCTGAAACAAAAGGGATACCCCATCTGCGACGAGATGGTGTATCACGAGGACGAGCACGGCAACAGGACCCACTGGAAAGAATATTGGCTGGCAACAGCTTAATTTAACAAAACGGAGGAATTATATCATGGCAATGAACAGTTGCGACTTCATGGGAAGACTGACGGCAGACCCCGAGCTAAAACTCGTTGGGGAAGATCAGGTAGAAAAGGTAACATTCACGTTAGCTGTGGACCGTGACAGGAAGCGCGAAGACGGAAGCCGGGATACCGACTTTCTGGACTTCGTCTCTTGGCGCGGCACAGCTAAATTTATTGCCGACCACTTCCACAAGGGCGACACCATGATCGTCACGCATTCTCGCGAGGTTGTACGGGAATACACTGACAAGGACGGAACGAAGCGCCGCAAGCACGAGCACGAGATATCTTCCAAGACCGATATCTACTTCGGAAGCCGCCGCCGTGATCGGCAGGACGTATCGTACTCTGAGGAAGATTGTTAACATGCCGTAAGGCATTTGTAATTGACAGTACAGCACTAAAAATGGTACAGTATAGGGGCTCGGACAGGAGCTCAGTTTTGCCGCGGAAAAATGCTGTGAAGCAGCCGTAAATGCGTTGACGAAAGATTTGTCACAAAGGATGAGTGATCATGGGTGGTTATTTTACAGTAGATAATGCGTTCTGGTCAGACCCGGATGTTTCAGATAACTACACGCCAGAGGACAAATATTTCTATCTTTATCTTCTCACATGTCCAAACGCGAATATATCTGGATGCTACGGACTGACAATTAAACAAATGGTCTTTAATACAGGATATGACCAAGACACTATACGGAGACTGATTACCAGATTGTCCGAAGTTCACAAAGTAATTGAATACGATTTGGATACTAAAGAAATACTTGTGAAAAACTGGTGGAAACACCATTGGACAACATCGCCCAAATATCTTGTTTCTTTAAAAGAAAAAATCTCGCAAGTAAATTCAGAGCGATTTAAAGATTTTTTAAACCAAAAACTCTCTACGTTTTTAAATTCGAATGGAACGGATGATAGCGCAACGACACAGCTAGTGCCGCCCAAGAAAAAGAGAAGAAACGGGATTTCTCCTAAAAAACGAATGGATGTGCTTGAGCGGGATAAATTTACGTGCCGATATTGCGGAAGATCAGCACCAAACGTTGTTTTAGAAGTAGACCATATTCTGCCTGTTCTTCATGGTGGCACGGACGATCTTTCAAATTTGGTGACAACGTGCTGGGAGTGCAACAACGGGAAAAGAGACAGGGTGTTTGAAAAAGTTAGCGGTGAAGAATGATGAATGAAGTTAAATGGATAAAGCTCAGTATTGAGATGTTTGATAATCGGAAGATTAAGCATCTTAGAAAGCTCCCAGACGGTAACAGTATCGTTTTAATATGGGTGATGCTACTGACGCTCGCCGGAAAATGCAATGCCGGTGGGATGATATTCCTGACTCAAAACATACCATACACTACAAAGATGCTTGCCGACGAACTTGACTTCGAAGAAAACACCGTAAAACTTGCGCTAGAAGCCTTAGAAAGCTTTGGAATGATAAGCACGGATGGGTTCTTGAGTATCGTAGGATGGGAAGAGCATCAGAACGAGGACGCCCTATCTGCGATTCGAGAGCGAGACCGAGCAGCGAAGCAAAGGTATCGCGAAAAGCAGAAGCAGAAGCAACTTTCTGCCGGAATCGTTGGAGCAACAGAGAATAAAAACGGACATGTCCAAGAAATGTCCAAGGACATGTCCAAGGACAACGAAATGGACATGTCCAAGGACATGTCCAAGGACAAGGGAACGGACGTGTCCTTGGACTCTTCTTATTCTGTATCTACATCTACTTTTAACTCTAGCTCTGAAGAGGAAGAGATGGGGGTGCAGGGGGAAGAGAGAGGACAAGAGGCTTCTGAGGCGAAGCCGGTTGAGAAACCAGCAAAGAAAACTACTGCGAAAGCGAAAAAGAAGATATCAGGAGATTTATTTGAAGACTTTGCGGACGGAGACGAAGAACTGCTTGCAGCGCTAAGGGACTATGAACGTTCACGAAACAGCCGAAAAAAGCCCCTGACAGAACGCTCGAAAACACAACTAATAAATAAACTGCGCGACAAATACCCGAGACACCAGTGGGTTGCGATTGTAGACCAGAGCACATTGAGAGGATGGGACTCGTTCTACCCATTAAAGAATGACGAGGACTGGAATGCAAACGGAAGAGGCGGAAACTCCGGCGGCGGAAACGTATTCTTCGAAAATGCGAGGGAGATGGTAACGAATGACAGTATTAGAAACTAACTTGGTACTCGGAACACTTCAAAGCGCGTTTCCGAGCTTCTACAGGGGACTTGGGAAGAAAAACGCGCAGGATATCGCCGATCTCTGGACAAAGATGTTTGAAGACGATGACTTCAAAATGGTTATGGGAGCCGTACAGGCTCTCATAGCCACGAGGACAGAGAGCTTTCCACCGACAATCGGCGAAGTGAAAGCGAAACTCGCAATGCTTAAAGAACCGGAAGATATCTCTGAGCAGGAAGCATGGGCGATGGTCAGCAGGGCTTGCCAGAACGGATATTACCACTCCAAAGAAGAGTTTGAGAAACTTCCGGAAGTGATACAACGGTCTATCGGGAATCCAGACCAACTCAAGATTTGGGCTCAGATGGATTCCGAGACGGTTGAAAGTGTTGTCGCTTCAAACTTCATGCGGACGTTCAGGGTGAAGAAGCAACAGCAGAAAGAGCTGGATATGATGCCAAACGAAATAAAGCAATATCTTGGCTCGATCGCAGATAAGATGAAGCTTAACGGCAGGGAGACGAAAGAGATCGAAGAACCGAAACAAATGAATTTCTTACCGCCGAGCCTTGAACCGATGACAAGACCGAAAGATATAGAGGTAAAGCTTCCGAAACCGGATAACGCGGGATATAAACCGATTTCGGCAGATGAGTTCGAAAAGAAGAGAGAAGCGGCGATGAAAATGCTCGGGGGCAGCCAAGCGTGAACAGCGTAGCATACAACCGAGATTGTTTAGAGGGAATGAAAGAAATTCCTGACGCAACAATCGACCTCACGGTAACATCGCCACCATACGACGATTTGCGGAAATACAACGGGTTCTCATTCGACTGGCGAGAGACAATCGAACAATTATACCGAGTTACGAAGAATGGTGGAGTTGTGGTGTGGATTGTTTCAGACCAGACGATTAATGGAAGTGAAACAGGAACATCGTTTAGACAAGTGCTATACGCTATGGAATGCGGATTTCTGCTACATGACACAATGATCTGGGAAAAGGAAACGTGCGTGTTTACAAAGCCGAACAGATATTACCCCGTGTTCGAATACATGTTCATTCTGAGTAAAGGCGTTCCAAAGACGTTTAATCCAATTAAAGACAGAATAAATATTTCAGTAGGTCGTAAAGTTTGTGGAACGCAAAGAGAAAAAGACGGGAGAATGAGACGGCTTCTTGGCGAGGGGAAAGAAATTGAGGAATTTGGAACACGCTACAACGTGTGGCAAATCAATTCCGAAAAGAACAACACAACAGGACATCCGGCTGTTTTCCCCGTCTCTCTCGCTCAAGACCATATCAGAAGTTGGAGCAATGAGGGAGATCTCGTATTAGACCCGTTTCTCGGGAGCGGAACAACGCGCATCGCGGCGTATGACCTTAATCGGAGTTTCATTGGATACGAAATAAGTAAAGAATATTTCAATGCTCAGGAAGAACGATTTATTCAACATTCGTCGCAAATCAGCATGTTTTTAGAAGAGGAGACCGGCTGTGAATAGCATGGCATACAACTGTGACTGCTTAGAGGGAATGAAGAGACTCCGAGAAGAAACAATTGATCTTACTGTTACCTCGCCGCCATATGACAATCTCCGCACATACAACGGGAATATTGAACAGTGGTCGTTCGAAAAGTTTTGCGATATTGCGAAAGAGTTGTACCGAATTACGAAAACCGGCGGCGTGGTCGTTTGGGTAGTGGGAGACGAAACGGTCAACGGGAGCGAAACAGGAACATCGTTCAAGCAAGCTTTATGGTTCATAGAATGCGGATTTAACCTTCACGACACAATGATTTACGAGAAAGCCCAATCGTGCTTCGGAAGCAATCTCTGCTATCTACAGTCGTTTGAGTACATGTTCGTATTCAGCAAAGGCAAGCCGAAAACCACTAACTTACTTCGAGACCGAAAAAACGTCAGAAGCGGGGAAGAAAAAATGGCGGTTAGTGGGATTTCAAAAGACGGTGTTGCCTCAGAACGTCATATTAAAGAACTGGAAGAATACGGAAAACGGAAGAATATTTGGACATACGGCGTTGGCGGCGGGAAGACCGGACACCCGGCTGTATTTCCCTTGCGATTGGCACAAGACCATATTTTCTCTTGGAGCAACGAGGGAGACACTGTTTTAGACCCATTTCTCGGAAGCGGAACAACACGCCTTGCCGCTTACGACCTTAACCGCAGATTTATAGGATTTGAGATCGATAAAGGTTATTTCGATGCTCAGGAAGAAAGGTTCGAGGAACACACGGCACAGATCAACTTGTTTTTAGACGAGGGATGACTGATGGGCGGAAAGAAAAACGGAGTCAAGAAAGGATCGACTCAGGCTAAGAATTTCGCGGCGCGGAACAAAGCGATAACAGAAGCCACGAGAATGACCCTGTTCTACGATGGCATGCAACACGCTCTGGACATTACATCGATCGTCCTGAATGAAGAATTTGGGCTTGGTCAGGAACGCTTGAAAAAGTTTGGACTCGCTTTCGAAAAGAAATTCGCAGAAATACAAGAACGCTCGAGAGCGGACGATGATAAAGACCGATGGTACTCCGAGGAACAGTTTGAAAATGAACTGCGAAGAGCGTGGGGACCGTACTACACGCCGAGAAAAGAACGCTATAACGAGGGAGAAAGCAATAAATGAAGATGGCAGATTTTAAAGTCAATGTGTTGCGGTATTCGGAAGGACCGGGAATCCGGTCATGCTGTGGAAGTTTCGTTTCGAAGGTTTATGCAATTGATAAAACCAACGACTTTCTGGTTTACGATCCCGGAGAAGCAGAATTACCAGCAATGTGGTGCTTTGTAAATCCGTTCAAGTTGGCTGTAATTGACGAGAAGAACGGAATATTCACACCAGTTGTTACACCGATTGACGATGACTGATTTCGTTCCGAACTTCGACCCCTGTTACGTCCAAGGGTACACCGCAGCTCTGCAAGATGTTCTAAAGACGATCGAGCAGATACAGCCGGACCTGAAACGCCACGGGAAGAAGCAATCGTACAAAACATACAAGGAACTGGTCGAATGTATGCTTGAGAACCGGACTAATCTGAGAGAAATACCGGATGCGTTTATTCGGTGCAGAGCGGACGGGAAATTCGAGGCTTGGAGAGAAGGCTGGAGATAGTGGAACCAACCAGAACGCTTGAAGAAACAGCCAAAAGCCTGTTGATGTTCGCGAACGGGAAGTCCTACCAGACCATTTATGCTGACCCGCCGTGGCAGTTTCAGAACCGGACGGGAAAGGTCGCGCCAGAGCACAAACGCCTATCCAGATACCAGACAATGGGTCTTGAAGACATTAAGAGGCTTCCAATACATAAAATATCTGCAGAAAAGGCGCACCTGTATTTGTGGGTCCCAAATGCACTACTTCCCTTCGGATATTT